GAGCGTCAAGCCCAACGCGCCGTGGATATGTCCGAGGCCAAGGCAATGCTCAACAACTGGAAGGGCGGCTCGCAAGACCGTGTCGCTATTGCTAAGGCGCAGATTGCTGTCGATGAGTCGGTTGCCAAGCTCCACGAGGAGCTAGACCAGAAGCACGCCTTCCGCAAGTTGATCGATGTTCTTGCCCAAAATGTGGAGCGCGACTCTGCGTTGGTCTCCCGAGAGTTGACCCGCCGCACGGCTGGAGACAGCTACAAGAGTCGAGGACGGCGGTTCCAGTCATGACCGCAGAGCGTCCCATGCCGCTGGATCGCGAAGATCTCATCCAAATTTTGGTTGATGAGACTTTGAACGCGTTGCAAGACGGGCTGAACTCTTGTGAAGAAGAGTGCTGCGAGAACAAGCAGACCAGCGCCGAGGTACGCAAGGTCGCTGAAGCGGCCATGCACCAAGTCGCATTGATCTTCGAAGAGATGGGCTACCCGTACCAGCGGCGCTTGGACTTGGGGCCATCCACAACCAAGACGCCTCCTGCCTCTAAAGCCACATCGACTTTCGACGTGCACGGCTCCAACGTGCAGGTCGTTTGGAATAAAGAGGACAACAAGTACTACAAGGCCACGAGCGATTATTACAAGACCGAGTACGAGCGTAAGTGGGGCTACAGGTTCCGCAAGGACTCAGAGTGATCGTCGGTCTCTCTGGCTACGCCCGCTCAGGCAAGGACTCCGTAGCAGGCGTCCTCCTGGAGTCCGGCTGGCAGCGCCGTGCTTTTGCGGACGCGATTAAAGAGGCCGTCTATTTGCTAGACCCTCTTGTCGCTGGCCCGCTCCGAGTCCAACAGGTCGTGGACCTTCTAGGTTGGGAAGGTGCCAAGAACCAGTTCCCTGAGGTTCGCCGTCTGCTGCAGTTCATGGGCGCCGAGGTGGGACGAGACCTACTCGGAGAAAACGTCTGGGTTGATCGCGTTCTCTCAGACTTGAGAGAAGGAAACTACGTGATCACTGATTGCAGGTTTCCAAACGAGGCTGACGCGATCCGCGCCGCCGGCGGCCAGGTCTGGCGCATTTCCCGTCCAGGCATTGGGCCAGCTAACGACCACGCGTCAGAGAATTCCATGGACGAATATCAGTTTGACGCCCACATCAACAATGACTCTGATCTTAAAACTCTCAGTATTGTGGTTAGGGGTTTGCTGTGAGCAAGCTGAAAGAGTTCGATGGCGGCCTCGAGCCCGCAGGTCCTTCCAAGATCGTGCTGGGCATTGATCAGTCCTATAGCGGCTTTGCCGTTACGGCGCTTCATGCATCGGACGACCTCATTTATCACACTTGGGTCTTTAAGGCCGAGGGCACTGGGGTGGAGCGGCTCAAGGTAATCCGGTCTTTCCTTAGTACCACCGTCCGCACCCTCAAGGACGCGGGATACGAGATCCTTGATGCGGCCATGGAAGGGTACGCATACTCAGCTCAGATGGGCCACATGGCGGGAGAACTCGGGGCAGTCGTAAAGCTGACGATGGAAGAGGTCTGCACCACGGATGCTCGCTACCCGCTGATCGTTTCCCCGTCGATGCTCAAGAAGTACGTCACGGGCAAAGGAAACGGTGTCCAGAAGAACCAGATGCTTCTCCAGACCTACAAGAACTGGAATGTCGAGTTTAACGACGACAACGCCTGTGACTCTTTTGGGCTAGCGATGATCGCCTCAGGAAGGGCTCAATTGGCTTCCCAGAAAGACGTTTTATCTAAGCTTCAGGACCCAAAATTCCGTGAGCGTCCGTAATCTGTTCCAGAGGGCACTACTAAACCCGCACCCTAAGGAACACTAATTGTGAGCGAAATCGATAAAGAAGAGCAATACCTGCGAGTGAGCGCAGGTTCCAACCCTCAGTCTGTAGCCTCTGCCATTGCGCACGCACTTTATGAGACTCGATCTGTAAAGCTTCGGGCCGTAGGTGCCTCGGCTGTAAATCAAGCCGTCAAGGCAATTGCAATTGCCCGTGGATACACCGCCCCTCGGGGACTAGATTTAACGTGTAAGCCTGGATTTACCACAATTGATTCTCGCGATGGACAGATCTCAGCCATCGTATTTACGATTGTGGCCAGTTAAAACAGACGGCGGGGGCTCACATACCTACCGTTAAGACCGTAAGTACTTACTACTAATTTGTGAGGTAATAGTGGCCCGATCAAATCTCGGCAGCCCTGACGAGGCGCTGGCGGGCATGGCCAAGGTCGGAAAGCCCCGTGAGCCAATGGGTGACACGATGCGTAAGAGCGTCAAGTTCCCGTCTGCTAACCCACAGGGTCGTACGACCAAGCTTGTGCCTAAGAAGAACACTGCTGCTGCAGACCCGACTGTTATGCCCAAGCCGACGCGTAAGAACGTCAATGTTGACCGCAAGGGCGCGGCATTCGGTATCCGCACCAACTATCAGGCTCCGATCGATCCGGCAGCTGGGGCAACCCAGGGCAACGGTCGGACCATTCGTTCTGCCATCTACCGCAGCAACTACAACTTCAACGATGGAGCTGGCTCCTCGTACTAGAAGGTCGGTCCCGGCGTACGGGCGGTTGCGCCGGGCCAGTAGTACCACTTGGACTATAACCTGGAGAATTAATGCTTGCAGATGCCTTGGCTGAACTGAAAAAGAGGGGCAAAGACCGCAACGTCTGTGTGGTCGAGAATTGGTCCCGCACCCTTAAGAGCGAAGAGAAAGATCTTTTCGACGCGTGCGTGGAGGACCTTAATATCAGTGCTCGAGAGCTATACTTCACTCTCGGTAAAGTCCCATTCGGGAAAACTTCATTAACTGACCATCGTGCAGGGCGGTGCTCGTGTCGGAACTGAGTAAGAACCTATCTGGTCTGAAGAATGAGGCAGCGGCCAAAGATAAACTTGGCGCTATTGCAGACCTCCTAGACCGCAACAGCATCAACCTCGAAGAGGTTGGAAAGATCACGAAGGTCAGTCTTTATCAGACTGCTTCAAAAGACGCTGACGGCGATGTTCAGGTAACTGATCTAGTTGGTGTCCAGATCAGCCCTAAGTGGGCCGAGGGTCCCGAGTGGCCCGTAATTCAGCAAGCAAAGCCCACCACTATCAAGCCCAGCCTGCGCAAGAAGGCACCGGCCCTTGTCGGTGGCTGGAAGAAGGCAGTAATTCTGCCTGACCCGCAGATCGGTTTCCGTTGGGTCAACGACGAACTCGACCCGTTCCACGACGACACCGCCATGAGCGTGGCACTGCAGGTTCTGGCTGTCGTTCAACACGAGTCCGGAGTAGACAAGGTAATCAACCTTGGCGACTACCTCGATCTTCCCACCCACGGACGGTTCGTGCAGGAGCCCGCGTTTGCTCTGACCACTCAGCACGCACTTGACCGAGGACACGAGTTCTTGGCTCAGCAGCGTGCAACCGCCCCTTATGCCGACCTCGTCCTCATCGAGGGCAACCACGACAAGCGCATGAACCTTGCGCAGATGGCTACCGCCAACGCAGCGGCCTCGTTCGGGTTGCGTCGCGCTAACACCCCTGATTCGTGGCCCGTGCTTTCGGTTCCTTATCTACTTCGCCTGGACGAGTTGAACGTTGAGTTCATCGACGCTTATCCGGCTGGCCAGTACTGGATTAACGACAAGGTCCGAGCAATTCACGGCGACAAGGTCCGCTCTAATGGATCAAGCGCCGCCATGTATGTCAAGGACTATCCCGGCGTTTCCACAATCTTTGGTCACTGCCACCGTATTGAGAAGCATCACCAGACAAAGCTTGAGCGCCATAACCCAGTGCGAACATTCGCGGCCAGTCCAGGCTGCCTCTGCCGTATTGACGGGGCTGTCCCCAGCTACAACTCCGGTGTCCACAGTGACGGCACTCCCGCCGTTCGCTGGGAAAACTGGCAGCAGGGCCTCGGAATTCTCACGTATCACGAGGATGGCCGAGCGTTCTATGACGACCTTCAAATCATTGACGGTCACACGATTTATCGGGATCAAGTAATTAGTGCAGAGAAGGAGAGCGATGGCACGCCTGCCAATTCGTCCAGTAAAGCTTCCTAAGGATCTTGCTGGTCAATCAAATGGAGCCTTGTCTCCCACGCTGTTGCGTCCGGTTGATGGTGGAAAGCTTCATCATCTTGCGGCTGCGGCTTGGAAGGCCATGGTTCGAGCGGCAAAGTCGGATGGGATTACCCTGAAGCCGACATCTGCTGCAGACACATTTCGTCCCCTTGAGGTTCAGGAGCGAGGTTTCCTCAACCGCTACGACAACACCAAGCGTATGTCCAAGCCCCGCACCTATCGCGGGAAGCTCTACTGGCTGAAGCCAGGAAACGCCCCCATGGCGGTCCCAGGTACCTCCAACCACGGTTGGGGATTGGCCGTAGACGTGGCCAATATCGATCAGGCCAAGGTGGAGTGGCTGCTCAAGAACGCGGCTTCTTACGGCTTCTCATGGGAGCTGCAGAACGAGCCGTGGCACCTCCGCTATGTAGCTGGGGATAAGTTCCCAGAGGCAGCGGTTGGTTCGGTTGCCCCACAGAAGAAGACGGTCGCTGCCCCAGCCAAGAAGGCTCCGGCCAAGAAGACGGCTAAGAAGGCCGTGAAAAAGGCTGTAAAGAAGTAGTACCTCAAGATAAAGAGCCATCTGCCATAAGCAGGTGGCTCTTTATCATTTCTGCAGGCGTTTACGGGTGGAAAATGGCCCTATGCCAGCTGCACACCAAAACATTCAGTACTTGGGCGCTAGCGGTTACATCGGGGCCTACACCACGACAGGTGGTGGCGGCACGCCAGTAACCCCTCGCTCAGACCTGGACTATTTGCGACTTGGTGTCGGTCGCACACCCTCTGCCGAATACCCCGATGGATACTTGGGGACCATACGCTCCCGCCGTGACGACCGTGGTAAGCCGACCGACACCGTCCTTGACTCTCTTAAGGGCCGTCAAAATCAGCGTGCCTACCAACGCGGCGTTCACAAGGGTGAGCGCATCGATCAGGCT